CACTTATTGTAATTGTTCCTAAACCTGTATTATAAGTTATTGTTGGTTTTATAATAGTTCCAGAATTTATTTTTAATTTTGAACCAGATAAATTATTAGCATTATTTTTATTACTTATAGGCATTTAAATTAACATCCTTTCTATTAGAAATATAATCCATACCATTTTATATCCTGACCTAAATTACCTAAAACTTTAATTTGTTTTATACTATAATAATCAATAGAAACTGAATTTCCAGCAGATATATGCAATACAAATTCAGAAGGTAAAATTTGGATATATAAATCTGTATTATTTGCTTCAATAGTTAATGAATTGAGAGGATAGGGGTTATTGTTTTGATCTGTGAAAGTTATTAATTCATTTGCGACTGTGGTAGTATGAAATGGTGTTAAATTATCTTTGTGAATTGAGGATAGGTAGCCTGAGTGAGATAAATTTCCGATCATAGTATCATTCCTTTCTTTTTGTAAAATAATTATGGAATTATTTTTTTATATAATTGTTTTGTTTATATTAATTTTCACTTTCTAAAAACCTTAATATATAAGAGTTTTACAAAGTTAAAATTAATATAAAAGCGAAGTTTGGAACACAATTAAATTTTTACATCTAACCTTTCTTATCTAGCTACAATAAACTACCAGTCTTTAAACTAGGTTCTGTCCCTGAACATCTACTACTCATACTTATTACCACTTTCTTTTCTCATATAAAAATATACAATAGGGAAGAGCAACTCGGATATTGCCTTTTCAATATGAATAGCTAATTCATATCTATCCCTAAATATATTATACAATTATTTTATTAATTTAATTAACTATTTGATACATCTAATCCAGCATTAGCTAAATCTTTTAATGTTAATCGTTTTGGTTTATTATTCTTCTTTGTACTAATATTAAATGGATTAGATTTATCAATTAATTTACTAGAATCTTTTGCATATGGATTTGCTAATATATGACATACACACTCATAATTAAATTTTATTGCTAATTCATTAATCACATCCCTATATAAAATATATGTCATATCTAATATATCATCTTCAGTAAGACCGCCAACATGAGTAAATATTAATGCAATTCCTCTACGGGTGGTAAATTCTTCAACAGTTTTACCACCCTTTACACGTTTTTTGAGTCTTCTTCATCCTCTAACTCATTAACATTTTGAATCATATTTATTAATTCTTTCATTTTTATTTCATTTAATTCTTCTAAAAAAATATCAATAATATCTTGATTATTATCAAATACAGCAAGTAAAAATTTATTAAAAACATCTTTCCCATCTGCATATGATAATAATTTCATTAGACCTAATTTTTTTAACAACATATAATAACCATAAAACCCATCAACAATATATTTTAATTTAACAGGTTTTATTTTTATTATATTTCCACCTATTTCAAATTCATTTTCCGCAAGAGGTATTTGTTTTTCTTGCATATTTAATACCTCCTGTTAAATTAATTCTACTAATATCATTGAATACCATTGTTTAACTAATTTAGGATTACCTTGATTATCTATAATTTGTACATCAACAAGTACATTATTATTTTTGTCTATATCTAAAATTTTTTTCTCTATGTTTTCGATTTTAATTGTTTGCCCTATTTCAAATGGTTTGGTGATATTAATATTTTTATTAATTTCTTTATCTTTAAACATAATATTATCCTCCTATTAGTAATATAAAAGTAAAGAGTAATAATCTTTACTTTTATATAATTTATTAAATTAATTAAACTGCGATATAACTAAATTTCCACATAGCACTATCAGTTCTCCGTGGGTCTAATCCTTTTAAATTCAAAGAAAATTCACTAGCTGATTTATAACTTCCACTAAACCCAAAATCAGGCATTAATTTACATTTATATACAACTAATTGTCCATATGCTATGATAGTACTATTTACTGCATCAGCGTCAGAATAAATAGGAAACTGAACAACAACAGGAGCAGCAGCTTTTGGAAAATCAGTTGTTTTAACAGTTAAAATTTCAGTAGTGGCGGCAGTAGCTACTTTATATGCAGGATATACTTTTCCAGTTGTTCCAGCAAAAAATTCTACTTCTGTAGAACCAGGAACACCAGGAGTTATTGTAACTTTAAATTCACCATCAGCGGCAGGTAAAATAACTTCAGTATAACCATTAATTCTAATAGAACTTGCAACTATTGCAAAAGGTATAGTAATTTTATTTGCTGAAATAGTATAAGGGGTGCCAAAATAATATCTTTCATCTGCTGCAACTGTCCTAGTACCACCAGATACTAATTTCATTGCATCTAAGTCCCATTGAGTGTCTGTTAAATTGATCTCAATAGATTTTTTTGTATCTATCTCGGCAAGGTTATAGAAACTCCAACCTCCAGCAATTTCTAAACTCTCTCCACCCAAAGTAACTTCTCCACTGGAAGCAGTTACCAAATGACTATCTCCAACCTCAGTAGTAATTAAAACTTGTGGTGCATCTACAATAAAACCTTTAACGCTTTTTTGTGCCATGATATAATTCCTCCTTATATTTTTAATTTATAAAATAAAAAACTACATATTGAATGTAGTTTTAAATCACTTAGTTTTTATATTATTAAGTTGTAACATACAAAATAATTATTATAATAATATTACATTTATATTTACTATCTTAATCTAGTAGATAAAAAGAAGGTATAACCTGAATAATTATTATTATAAGATATAATATTAATAGATGAATTTTGTGTTAAATATAATAAACCAATACCACCACAATCAAATCCATTTAATGAATTTAAGATTTCTTGAACCATCACTAAATATCTAAGTTTATTATCTTCTAAATCTATCAAAGTATTATAAGTAATTGCTTCAAATCCTATATATGTTCCAGTAATATAAATATTATCTGGTTTAAATTTAGGAATAAAAAAACGAAGTTCTGAACGAACTTTATCTATTATGTTATTAGTAAAAGGATATTTATAAATTTTTTGTTGATTTAATGGATCATCACCTTTGCCTACTAATTTAATTATTTCTTCTATAGGAATATCTGGTAAAGAAGGTGATAAAGCATCAGGTGTATCATATGCAATGCAACGCATTAAATTTTTGTTTTGTATTAATTTATTACCGACATTTGATAATATATTTCCTGCATTTGATAATTGTATAATATTTGACATTATCACCAACTCACTTTAATTAAATTTTTTAATACAATCAAATTAGCATCACCTCTTACTTTTATAAACCTAATTCTTTAGTAAGGATTGATTCGATGTTATCAAAATCCCAATAGGGAATCCTTAATAAAATTATTTTATTATCTTGTGCATATTCATCTTTAAACTTATCATGTATTTGCTGTTTTCTTAATCTTTCTTCTGCGTATTTCATAGGTTCATTTTTATATTTTTTAATTGGTTTATAATGAAATTCACCATCGTACTCTGTGAGAAGATTATATTTTGGTATATAAAAATCATAAGATAAAAGACCACCACCAAGACCAATTAGATTATCAAATTTCATTTGAGGAATAAAGTATATGTATTTGTTTTTATCTATATCTGATAATATATTATATTCCTCTTGACTAATTTCAATAAAACCTTTAGATATAAAAACTCTTTTACATTCTTTTTCACCTTTAGATTTATTACATTCAGGACAACCAATCCCACGATTTCTACTATTAATTTGTGCATACCATTCATGTCCACATTCTTTGCATTTCCAATAAACATATTCTCCACTACCTGGGGTATATTCTTCTGGTTTCTTTTTGTTCTTTTTATAATCCCATTCTTCACATAATTCAGGATTATCTTTTAATAAATTATAATCTTCACTTGGTCTTTCATGTGAACAGTATGGACAGTTAATTGATTTATTTCTATTTGATATAAAATCATCCCACTCATGTTTAGGGTTTTTACTACATTGCCACCAAATTTTTTTACCGCTATTTGCAGTAACATCATATGGGGTTAACTTTCCATTCTTAGTAGAGTGCCATTCTTTTGTAAGTTCAGGATTTTTGGTTGCTAGGCAATTTGATAAACCTACTTTTTTCCCTGCACAATATGAACAATTTTGTCCACTTTGAATACAATCCCAACTCATTTCAAATATTTCACCGCAATCATCTTTTAAACATTTCCATTTAAGTTTACCTTTTTTGTATGTATTACTAATTAATTCAAATGATTTAATATTTAATTTACACCATAATTGTATATTTTGAATACTATAAATATTTGAAGTACTTGCTATTGGGAGTGTTTTATATTTTTTAAGATTATGAAAAAGAACACAATAATAAAAACCATATTTATCTTTTATTATAATATTTTCTTTTGAATTTATATAATCACTAATTAATTCATAACCTAAATCATTTACATATTCTCTAACATTGTTAGTGTTTAAATTTATTTTATTACTACAATATCCACATTGTCTTTGTTTTTTATTTTTAAATACATCAAAAGAAACACTAAATGGTCTTCCACACCTACATTCTATATCTATTTTATCTTTTATCCCCGTATAAATCTTAGAAATAAGTTTACAACCACTCATACTATCTATTTCTATAAATTGTTTTATAGAATCTATATTCCAAGGTATCATTCCACTACATTTATTACATTGTCTTTTATTACGATCTTTAAATTTACTAAAAGATGCATTAAATCTTGTCTCACATCTACATTCAATTATTAAATTGTCTGAATTACAATGATATTCAGTTGATATGAGTTTACAATCACTATTACTTTCTACTTCTATAAAATGTTTTACTTCTTCGTATGTATATTTTCTTTTACCCATTTTTCAAATTCTCCTTTCCGTTATAAAGAGATAAATGGAAAAAAAGACTATGTAACGGCATAGTCTTGTTGTTTTACACTTATTAAGTTTGCAACCTTAATAAGCAACCATTATTAAATTATTATAATATTAATCTAAGTAATTTATTTTAATTAAAATAAATTTTTAATCTGAACCCTAAATCCATTACTAACAATACTTCCATCTAAATTTTTTGTAAATAACTTCACATACCCAATATTATTACCCTTCATAACACATGTATTATTAACACTATCCTGACTTACAACCTCAGCAAGTGTAGTGGTACTAACTCCATCATCGGCAGTTAAATAAAATTCAGATTGAGATGTTATTAAATTTCCATTATCCTTAAATACACAATTATAATTACTTGTAAATCCTTTTGTAATAAAGTTTGTACCTACGATCTCTACAGTGTAATTGTGGATTTCATCCTGAATAATTTCAACATTAATACTATCATTAATACTTAAATCACTTTCCATAGAAACATTAAAAGTCACTGTTCCTAAACCTAATATTGTCACTTCACCTATATTAGATATAGTAGCAATAGTTTCATTGCTTGAAGAATAAACTAAAGTAGGAGATGAAATAATCACATTATTATCTTTCAATTCACAATTAATAATTAATTGTTGAGATTGAGAAATTTGCAAACTATCACTGTTAAGGATAGAAAGTTGATAAACATGACTTTCTTGTTCAACTTCATTATACTTCATTTTAAATATTAATAATCCATTCTGTGAAATATCATCTGGAACACTTGAAATTTGATAATTATATGTTCCAATTTTATAAATATTATTAACTTTAATTTGTTGAGTTATTGATGTATTTGCTACAGTTAAATAAAATTCATTATCAACAGTAGTAATATATTTATTCTCATTAGTGTCAAGAGTAAGTGATTTATTAATTATACAAGGAATTTCATGTAAGATATGTGATTGATCGTAGAAATTTAATGTGGTGTTGTTGCATTTTACCATACCAGCACTTTTATATGCTTGTATATCATCAATACTTCCTGTTACCAACCATTTAAAACCATCATAGTCAATAATAGAACCAGTATTAATATTAATTTCCATTGGAACATGTAATTTTCTATCATATTTTGCTTGATTTAATGGATTAGTAAAATATTGAATTAATGCTCTACAAGTTACTCCATCTACAATTACATCTGCTCCTTCAGCACTATAATATCTACGAATATCAAAATTATCTTTTACTTCACTTATTGTTTCTTCTGCTGAATAGAATTGAGAAGTGTTATCAGTATTTAACCATTCTTGTCTAATATTCATATTATTATTATTCACTGTCCTTTTAGCAGATTTATATTATTAAAGGATAAATAAAATAATATTTATCCTTTAATATAAAATCTTTAGAATGGTGCTTTAGTTAATCCTTCAATTCTCATTGCGGAAGCATCTGCTGCTGCTTTATAATATAACTTTTTAAATGGTACAGCAACATTTTGTCTAGATTCTCCTGCTTTTAAAATCATTAAGTTATTAGCTGCACTTGCACTAGCAATGTCGAAACTAATCGTCACTATATTTGCGCTATCGTTTACAATAAGATTAATAAATCCCATATCTAAAGTTACATTTTGTTCAGCTTGGTTCGCCGTTAATTCTCTTCCTATAAAGCTAGTCATAATAAATTCCTCCTTATTATATTTATTTTATTATTTTATTATACTGTAACAATATAATACAAATATACATTCATTGCTCCATTACCTTCAGTAACGATACTTGTAAAATCAGCATTGCCAGTAACGGTAATCCTTGGTGTAGAGGCGACAGCATTAAAACATGTATCCATTGGAGCACCAGAACCAACAGTTCCAGCGGCAAAAACAGATTGTGATACACTTGCTGAAAATTTACCCAATGTACCAGCAACACCAATTTGTATTACGGCAGATGTATCACCAGCAAAACCAGCACTAACAACAGCCTTAAATCCAACAACAATTGCTCCAGCAGGTAATTGTGAAGTAAAGTCGATATGACCAGAAGTACCACCATCATCTGTAAAATTAGCAATAGTACATATTTTATTTATATATGATAATTTAGGAACTGCTAATGCTAAGGTTCCATCTGCTCCTAAACTAGCATCTCCACCTACAACAACAGATACTAAATCAGTACCATCACCAATAAGTATTTGTCCAGAAGTTTTTGCATCTAATACATCTGTAGTGTCATTTTCTCCACCAACAATAATTGAACCTCTAGTTAAATCGTCTAAAATATTAAGTTCAGCAGAAGTAGTTGTTACTGCAACCCCACCAATTTTAGGTGCAGTAATGTCTAATGTATCAACTTTATTATTTGCATCTGTTATTACTGCTTTTGAAGCTACTACCAATCCTGGGGTAATATCTTTATAAACCTCAGATAATGGTGTTTTAAAACTAAAATCACTATATCCCATTATTTATTTCCTCCTTATTTATATTTGTAAACTTATATTACATTTAAAACATTTCGATTTTATAATTGGGTATTCTCTTAATAAAATTACTTATATCAAGAATTTTACCTCTTAATTCTGGATAATCATGTAATGAAATATTAAATTCTTTTTCGATCATATGCATAATATGATTAATTTTTAAATATTCTTTATTGCATAAATCAATTAAACTCATCTCGCATTGAGGGGTTTTTATTAAAATATTGTTTTCATATTTATTATTCATAAAAATATATCACTTCCATTAATTAGCATAAGATTTAAAAGATTGTTCAAAATCCTTAATATCTTCTTTTAAATCTTTCATACTTTGACTAATGATTTTATATTCAGAAACCTTATCTACCAATCTATTAAAATCCTTAGTACCTAAATAAGATTTAGTATAATCTAGTTCAGATTTTCTTTGTCTTTTTTCTTCTAATAGCATATTTAATGCAATTAATTCAATTTCATCTTGATCTAATATTTCAATAAATTCACCATCATAATTTTCATCAGATATATAATCTAATTTATTTGAAACAATTTTATAGCACTTACTTACACCTGTTTTAAAAAATTGAAATACTTGATCTTCTTTATATGAATAATCTTTACCTGATTTGATAAAAAATGCATCATAAACTTCTGAAAGGGGAGTACCAGCCATATTTATTCACTCCCTTTAATCTTCATTTTTAAATGGTAATTTTGTATATTCGGTAATAAACTGAATCTGTTCATAATTATTTATCTTATTTTTCTTAGCATAATTTACTATTTTTGATTTTTCTTGATTAGTAATAATATTTTCAGTTACATGTTTCTTAAATGTGCTGAAAGTTTTATAATCAAATATTTCTTTACATTTATCATCTGTTAGGATTAGCTGAGTACGTTTTTCTTCTTTATTGTCAAATCCAAGATGTTCTCTCATTTCTGGATTTTCAATATAGCAACGAGCATGTGAGCCTATCCCGTCATTTCCAGAGAGGAAAAGATTTTTATTTTGTACTTGTGTTTCAATTTCCATATTAGGAATATATACAGTTTGGTTAGCTTTAATGAATTCGTCACCTTCCATAGAATACCTTTCCCATGACACATTCCAATCACATAAGTTTCTAACCTTTGAACGACTGTTCATGTCTATTGCCATAATTTTTACCCTCCATATAACCTTTATTATTTTTTGTTTTTGATTATTTAGTTTAATGCAAATAAAAAAGAAGCATTTATATTGCTTCTTTTAAGTCGGTTAATTTAATTTTTCTTAATTCACCATAGTTATAATCAAATTCACCTTGAGAATTAATTATTTTATTATTATCTACATCAAATTTTATGTAGTGATGGTTTTGTAGATATGTACGTGCGTAAGATATCATTTCTAGGATTGTTTGGTCTGATGGGAGATTGTCATTGCGTGAGATGATATTTATACTCCTCCAGTTAGAACGATATAATGAATACCATCTATTTCTTTGTTTCTTATCAAATGCATCTTGTGTTAAACCACCTAATTTAATTGATAACCAATGTCCTCCAAAATCACATTCAACGTATAATTTTTCTTCTGGAAAAGCAACATCTAAAGAAGCATTATAGTATGGATAATTTATTTCTCCACCAATTAATTGATGAACATAAATTTGCTGTTTAGAACATGGAGCATTGCCATTTTTAAATAAAGTTTCTCTTACTTTTGCAGATACCTCTTTATTTTTCATAGGATGTTCAAAACCAAATTTTGCTAAACAAGTTAGTTTCTTATTGAGTTTTGCACAATCATCACATTGTTTTTTATTTTGATATAAAAAATTATTATATGTCGTAGTGAATTTATTACCACATCTACATTCAATAATAATATTTTCATTTGTATTAATATAATCAATTTCACTAGTTATTAACTTGCATCCATTACTATTATCTCCTTCAATAATTGCTTTTATATCACAATATGGTATTTTAAATTTTTCTGAAAGTAAATTCATAGCACATACTTCACATTGCCTTTTACCACTTGAAAAATTATCATATGTTGTAGTAAATTTATTTCCACATTTACATTCGATATCTAGATTACTTTTTGCATCTATATATTTTTTACTTATTAACTTACAATTGCTTTCACTTTTTACTTCTATAAAATATTTTACTATTTCATATGGTTTTCTTAACTTATTTCCTATACTTTTATATCCACATTCTTGACATTGTCTTTGATTATCTGATTTAAATTTATTAAAACAAACATTAAAATCATTTCCACATTTACATTTTACTTTTAAATTTTCATGTGCATTTATGTATTCTGTACTTAATAATTCACAACCACTTTCTGATTCAACTTCAATAAAATTTTTAACTTCTTCATAAGATAGTGTTTTAATTTTACTCATTGATTTTTTATAGCATTCAGAACATCTTCTTACATTATTATACTTAAAAGCATCAAAACTAACATAAAAATGATTCCCACACTTACATTTTGTTTCAAGTTTATCAAATATTCCAATATATTCATTACTAATTAATTCACATCCAGAATTACTTTCAATTTCAATATAATTTTTAACATATTCATATGATAGTAATCTTTTATTTCTTGTGATTAATTTACCACAAATATTACATTGTTTTTTATTTCTACTTTTGAATTTATCAAAACTTGTCTCAAATATATTTTTATCTGTACATCCGCATTGAATTTTTAATTTAACACTTACATTACTTTTATTTTGCTTTAATTTCTCAATCTCAAAATCTTTTTGTGTGGTAATTAATTTACAACAATTACCAGTCGTTTCGTTATCAATATATTCTTTAATGCTTTCATATGTAATTTGCTTTCCCAATTCATTACCTCCGTAGTAATTTATTTTCCGAAAAATATATAATTAAATAGGGAAGGAGTATCGGAATTACTCTTTTCGATAAAGATCATGACTTCTTTATCTATCCCTAAATGTATTATACAATTATTTTAGTATTCTGTCAATAGTTATTTACTCGGCTAAAGCATCATCATAAATATATCCCATTGCAGGAATCATTTCAATTAATACCTTATTTCCGTAACTAATGTCGAACCTTATCACTTCTGCACGCAAATTAATGTCTGTGGCTGTCATTGTCTGTAACGACCCTTGTATTCCGATCTGAAGTGGTGAAATAAAGCCTTGAGGAATAAACCACAAATCAGTTGTAGGAAGTTGCGGTGCATAAAAATCACCAGCAGTATTAAGATTAATCATATTATAACTATTAGGCATTTCCACAACAATACTTCCTTTGTAATTCTTAATAAGACCAGTTTTCATGATTTCTTCCATCACATAATCAGGAAATCTAAATTCTGTTCCTGCTGATACAGTGCTAAAAGTAGTAATTTCACCAAGTTTACTTACAGCACTATAATCTCCCATGATTGTTACCGAAGTGCCAAAACGTCTTGCTTTTCTTCTAACGCTTTCAACTGATGTTTTAGTAATACCTTCCTCATAATTCTTTAAAGTAGTAGCCGCTGTAATAGAACTTCTTAAAGCATTGATATGAGAAAGTACCATTTGATTAATAATATCAGTCATTACTTGTTCATTGGCATATGCCATTGTATTAGTATCACCAGACAATAATTCTCTAGGATCAATAATTAAACCACCAGTAGCATTTTGAACTGTCATAGTACCAGTTCTCTTTTTAACGATAGGGAACACAAACGAACCAGAATTTGCCTGAATTCTTGACTTATCCCCTTGTAACTGGACTACGGAGAACCTCAATTCCTCATTTTCTTTTACATGTGTTACTTGGCCCATAGCATTATTAATCGCTAATCTCTTCTCCAAAGGTTGTTGAATAGTAATAGTTCTAATAGCATTTAATTCTGCTTTTGCTTTGGTATTACCATCATTAGCCATACCTGCTAATGTCTTAATTTGATCCATCACAGTATCAACTTTTTTACCATATTTACTAACATCTTTACCATAAAGTATATTAGTAAAAATTTCTACTTCTTCACTAGGACGAGCATTAGACAATCTATTTTTTACAATTTTATTAATTTCAACTTGTTCAGCATTTTCACTTAAATTCTTAAAGTCAATTCCTAAATTCATATTGAATACCTCCTATTTTTATTTATTGTTTATTTAATAATACTTATATAATTATTTTAATACTCTAATAAAACCAATCTTACAAATCATTAGACATAATTTCTACAACATAACCACCAGGAACAGTTCCACCATTAGCATCAATAGTAAAAGCACCAAAAGTAGTTTTTCTAATAACTTTAAGATAAATTGCATATGTAGAAGGATCGGCAGTTTTAGTCCATTTTTGAGTATTAGTAGCATCTGCTACAGATCTACCAATAATAAAATCACCTTCCGCAACATTAGCAAATGTATCAGTAACTAAATCAGAAGACATGTCCAATTGTTGACCAACATAATCTTTAAGTCTAAATGCACGAATATACTCACCAGCAATAACTTTATAATCATCAGTATTAATAATTTCAGGTTTGTCAATAATATTTAACATAACCCAAATATCACCTAATTTTGCAGTAGCTAAATCAGGAACAATTACCTGAGTATCAGAAACAACATTAAACTGATAACCATTATATGTATCTGCAATTGCTAACACATTAGGTTTGTTATAACCATTAAGAAAATTAGAATCATGAAACTTGAATAAACTCATATTTATTACCTCCTATTAATTTTATTTTAGTAATTTATTATATTTACCTTCTTTAAACTTCTTTAAAGAAAGAAGGGATACTACCTGGAATTCTTTTAACATCTTTTTCTTTAATAGAAATAAACATATCATTCTTAGTATTGGTTTCTACATTACTACCTTCAGCAATCATTTCTTTAAATTTCTTTGCACATAATTCTGCTTCTACTTTCTTTAATCCATCTAAATCAACAGCATCTACAAAAGATTTAAGTGAATTTATTTCTGCTTCTTCAAAACCATTCTTAGTAATTTCAGTTTCAAAATAAGCATTAACTTCTGCAATTTTTGCTTCTGATTCTAATTTTGTTTTCTCTTCCCTAAAAGAATTAACTTCTATAGTAAGAGATTCTTTTTCTGCTTTTTCAGATTCAAGTAGTTTATTAACTTCAACGATAGTAGTATTTAGTTCAATTACTTTACTATCTAATTCTTGAATTTTTTCAGTTAAAGTATTAACTTCAATTACTTTTGCCTCTAATTCTTTTGCCTTTTCAGTAAGAGTATTAATTTCTACTACATTTTCATCTAAAGATTTAGTCAAAGTGCTAACTTCTAATTCCTTTTGTTCCAAAGATTTAGTTAATGAATTAATTTCATTAATTTTATCTTCGATTTTTTGATTAAATTCTAATACAATTTTTTCATCCATTTTGATTTTTTCCTCCTTTGTTTGATTGTTTAATATATTAATCAGTGACTTATTAATTTCTATAGATCGCTCACCATTTACTGGTTCCCATGATTCTTCAACTTTTATAATGTCACCGATAATAACCTTTGAATTTTCAATGGAATATGAACTCTTATAATATTCTCCTACTTTACTCCAACATTTCATTACAAATGTAGAATTAGTTGGATAGAATTTATGAATATAATAATAATGATATTCTTCATTTTCTATATTGTTAATTTTTTTATTAAAAACATTTTCCACTAAAGTCGCAATATCATTGTAATTTAATTCATTTAATTCAATAATTATATTATTTATATTTTTATCACCCAAAATATCATCCTCCTTTCCTGTAGTTACTTTGGTATTTATATCAAGGTTATCTTGTTTAGAATTAACCTCAAAAACAATACTATTCTTATCTGAAGGTTCAGTTAAATATAAAATTGCTAAACCAGAAAAGTCGAATTTTGTCGGAATTCTGCCATCTTTCATACTTCCATCACTGTTTGTAGACCCATCTAAATATTCAATTTTTTTATTTTTACCTTTACCATTAATTTCAATTGAACCATAAACTTTATTGTTTAAAATTTCTTCTCTTAGCCACTTTACAAATAAAGGATACCTCTGACTATATAAATACCCTTCTGTCATAAGAAGTTTTTTTGTTATTCCATCAATTTCTACATCTTCTATAAAGCAATTTTGAACAGACCCTACAGACACGCCTTCAAATTCAACATATCCATCTTCATTGTATGACATTGTTCCATGATCACTAGGTATTTGATTTTCTTCATCAAACCAGGATACAACATATGGCATACCAATTGCAGATTTCAAGTTATCATCTATATATTCCTCTAACCATGAAATTCCGTTAGAATTATAATGTGAATTATCTGGAACTATTTCTAAACAAGACATACGAATTTTTACTCTACCTGCAACATCTTCTTCAGACATTTCACATATTTCTATGTATTGATTATTTGATTTTATAATTAAATTATTCACAAAATTATTTTTCACCTCCTTTAAATATTATCTACATATTTCCAATGTAACGGAGTTCCATCTTCTAATTTTCCACAAGTATTTCTTATACCTCTGCAACATGAAGAGATATGATTAGAACCATTTAATACAATTTTTGCTGCTTCTGATATTGATTTAAAAATTTGTCCTGTTTCTATACACATAACCATTTTAGAAGTTACTTTTGTACTTCTAATTATATTATCTTGTAAATTTTTCTTAAATTCTTTTTTAGGATCGTAATCACACCAACCTAATTCTGCTCCTTGTTTAAGATATTTTCTAATAGTATCACGATGTAAATTAATTATATTTGTAATATTATTGATATTTTTAATTCCATTATTCCAATGATCACATGCTATTTTTACTAAACTATTACAAGCATATTCATGACACTTCAACCAATCAATATCTTCTTCTTTAAAATTTAATAAACTAGGTAATAGACTATTCATAATACTATTTTTAATCCATTCTAAATTTGATTCTCTACAATCTAAAACTATGTAATTCTCAATACCATTTTCTTTTGCTAATTGTTCTTTTTGTTTATCATTTTCTTGTATATCTTTTAATGAAAATGTCCAATTACCTGTTGATTCTTTATAATGTTGCATACCATGAGTCTCAATAATACAATTAATCTCAGATATATAATTATCATACTTATAGTCATTACACCATTTAAAAGTTGTTTTTGATAATTGTGTCTTTATATGCTCATTTGTTATATTTAATTGTCTTAACAAATTATATATAAATTTTTCAGGATATGGGATACCGTCTCCACATTTAGAACATGATATACCTCTTCTAGAAATATCATTTATAATTTTATTCTTTAGAACATTACCACAATCTGGACATTTAAAATCAACTTTTTTATTGCTATGTTCTGTGTATTTAAATCCATCATCTGGATTTAAAAGCAATATTGCCAATTTTTGGTTAGTTGTCCAAATATCATTATATCCTATTAAAACTTTTTTACGTGTAGGACAACAATAAGGGCATCCATGACTTAATAAACTATTAGCAATTGGTTCCCATTCACCTGTGCAATTTAAACATTTTACTTTTATATTATTTCTAGCACCATTATATTTACCTATTATTTTTATATTCTTATGTATTAAAAAAACTTCTTCACAAAATTCTTCATGTGTTTTCTTTTTACCATTCATATTATCATTCCTTTCTAATGAATTTCTTTCTTCCTTTCATAATTTAAAATTAAACAATAAAAGAAGACGAGCGAAAGGAACTCGTCTTATCATTAAGGTTAATTACTCCTTAACTATCTTTTATAAAATTATTACAATATATCTTTTAAAATTTATTTATTCATTAATATTATCTTTTAATTCTATAAAAGAAAACTTTGTCTTTGGAGGTAGTATTAGAACTCCACCATTTTTTTCATTTATTTTTTCAAATTGTTTTTCTATATATATCTTTAAATTATCTTGTTGTTCTTTATTTAATGAACAAGATCCACTTCTTTCACCTTCAGGTAAATTAAAAATTAATAAATTTCCTTTATAATTACATTTTATAATATTATTTTCCATATTATAATTCCTCCATTAATTATTATTTTTGATTCTTAACTTTTTGTTCATTACTTTTTAAATTTTTAGTAATTAATCCTGATTCTTTTAATTCAGTATTATCTTTCTGAGGTCTTCCACCTAAATTGCCATCTTCATTTGCAGTATCAGCATTATCACTAGCAGTATAACTGGTAATATGTGGTAAATATTTATCATCAAACCCTAATTCAATTTCTTCATCACAAATACTAAGATAATCTTCTGGATCAAATCCTGCTGCTGCAATATAGAATTTTCTACTGCCTCCAGTTGTCATATATAAATCTTTTGCTTTCTCATAAACATCCTTTTTATTAAGCCATGTAATAGGAAGAAATTTAATATCTATATAATCTTTAGGTAAGATACTTAAGTGTTCATTAATAACTCTTGTTTCTTCTCTTGCTATTTCATTAATATATTGAAATACTTGTGCTGATATTAAATCTAAATTTATTTGCAAACTTCCTAAATTAGCACTATTACTTTCAGCATTTAATGCGGAACTAGCAATACCAATATTTGTTGCTATTTTTTTTAAATTTTCATCACTTAATGTATCTTTGATTAATGAAGAATCTTTACTTAATCTATCTATTTTAGTTCCTGGAGCCAAACTAAGTGTTGAGATTTTGGCAATATTTCCACTTGTATTTACCTTTACCGCATTTTTAAATGCTTCTATTACATTATCTTGTTGTGTTTTATTTAAACTACAAGACCCAGTTTTTTCCCCTTCAGGCAATATAATATAGTATATACTACTTGCTAATTCACTAATTAATTGATATTGACTATCATCATAATCATTACTAGATTTCATATCTGTAAAAGCAGAAATTCCAAAAGGAATTCCATGAGCATCAATTTCATTTGCTTTAGCTTTTAAAGCAATAGTTTTCCTATAATCAAGAATGAACCATCTTTTTCCTGCATCTTTTTTATAATCCATATATGCTTTCACAAATTCTTTTGGAAAATTTTTAATTTCATTTAATAATCCATTTAATTTAAACTGATCAAAATACATCATATCAAACGCTGCAATTGAAATATTATTTTGAAATCCAACTATTTTACAATAATCTAAATCTAATGGTTGAATCATAAAATTATCATCTAAAGATAAACCTTCTAATCTATCAATACTATCAATAGTAAACATTGAAGTGTCTATTTTTTTATTTGAAGCAGAAGTATCTCTAAGTACACCTATATATTCACCATCAACAAGTAAATGTCTTAAAATATCTCTAGTTGTTCTATCTATATTTAACATTTTAAGTATAGTATTAAATTTATCTTTTTTATTTTTCATTTGTTTAGATTTACTTCTTAAAGTAGTTATATAAGATAAAGTAGGAAGTGCTATCATTCGATCAATACTTTGTCCATAAATTCCATTCAAACAATATGATTGTCTTGATATAACTCTTAATATTTCATTATATATCATTGGATATTTTACATATTGTTTTAAATCAGTCATTGATATATTATCAGTATCTAATCTACCTAATGAAAAAGAACTATAAGATAATGAATTTAATTCTATTTCATTTGAATTAGAGAATAGGGGAGAAGTATTAGGATTATGAGTGTTTATATTATTTATTTCTATTTGTTGTTGTGATTCAATTTGTGATTGAGGATTTGTAATTTGTTTTTTTGCCAATTAAATTAAATCCTCCTTTCTGTGTTTTTATATTATTTATTTAGTTTTTATTGTTTGAATTAATATGTATATTTTTATTTATTTTAGTTAATAATTATATTAGTAATAATAATAATGTGTTATTATGAAAATGAAAATACAAAATCATAGTCTGAATCCTGACTTTGCTTTAACAAATCAATTTCTAATAATGAAGCAAAAAAATTTCCGTATGAACAACTCGTATAGCGATCTTTCCTAGCAGTCCCTACAGTTTCTAATTTTATATTACCATTTAAAATATGATATTCTAAATTAATAGTTTCATTTATAAGTAATTCCATTTCTAAATAAGGTGCAATAAACCAATTACTTAATTCTACATCATTGCTACCTATATATTCTTTATTATTTTTTGTTAAATAAATTTCTGCTTCACTTTCATCAACAAGAAAACTACACATACTTCTTTGTAATTTATCTCTAAAATC